GGCCAGCTCCTGGTACTCCTCCGGGGTGAGCCGGTCGGCGGCCAGGTAGACATCCATCTTCTTCTGGAGGCTGTCGGTGCGGCCCTTCTGGATCAACAGCTTGCAGAGATTGTATGTTAACTGCATTTCGTTCTCCTTTCTCAGATAGCGGTGGTGGTGATTTCCAGCATACAAAGCCGTTCCTCGTGGTCTGCCAGCATGTCCAGCGTTACGTCCTCCGCCCTGGGCCCAGGCTTTGGTATCGCGGCCCGGTCGGCCTCAATTTCTTCCTTGGTGCGCTCTACTGCCTTGCCATCCTCCAGCTTGTACCGGGGGATGCCGCCCTCCGTGTAAATGGGCCGCGAGAAGTAGTTCCCTTGGGCGTGGTGGTATTTGTCGCCGTAGCCTCGGTCAATCTCCATGCCCCAGTCGGCGCCCACAAAGGCGGAGGAGTTGACGGCGGTGATCCTGCCCCGTTTGTCGTACTGGGCGTAGACAATGTAATTCTCCTGTTCTATTCTTATCACCTCTTTTATCACCTCACAGATTAGCGTCCACCATAGGCGCTCCAGCCCCCATAAAAGCATCTATGTAGAGGAATCCACCCGAAAGTCCATGTGCATTCTTTTTTGCATGTACCATAATCCCGTTGCTACAAAGGGAAGAAATCTCAAATGTAAAGCCGGATTGCAGCGCACCATTCTGATCATACATTTTCATCTTTCCATCAGGGTCTGCAATCGTGGGGCTCAGCCGCATAGTCGTTGGGAGAGGGATAAAAATAAGCAAACCATCTGCCCCGAGCACTTGAACAATGGGATATCTCGCTGAACCATCAAGCGGGATTTGATACCTCTGGCACTTCGCTAGTTCCCAGGAGTAGTCCGCGTGCTCCAGTAGCATCCACTTGTCGTCCACCTGGGCCGCCAGGGTCTGTCCGGTGCCGTATTCGACCTTACAGGCGTAGATTTTTGTACTCGTCGCAGCGCCGGAATTGATTTGCAGATTTACAGCCACCGTTCTGTCTGCTTCTGTCAGATCAAATTCGATATTAGCTATATTGGGCTTCCCGGATGTCGTTGGAAAATCAGAATAGCCTGGTTTCACCCCTGACTCATCCGTGTAGACAAACGGCCTAACAATAACGTCTGACTCATAGAGCCATGCCAGCGTATAAGTACCGCGGGGCCATTTTGATACGTCAAGTCGTTCAAATAGGTTGACTTGCAGGCCGCCGCCGCCTGGCGGCGAGCATGCGAGCACCAGACTCCCATCTGATACCGTCAGCGTGGCCGATGCATTTGCCGATGCGCTTACAATCATCCGGTCTACCGTATAGGACGAATTGGCGCTTTCCAATGCTTGGACTGTGTATATATTCTTCCCTCGCTGGTTGACCACCCGGCCAGTAAAGTCCCAGTTGTCCAGCAGGTTCCGGCGGATGGCGATGTTCCTCTTCGCCAAGCTCTCATTAAATTCCTGCTCGTTGCCGGTGAAGCCCCCGTCAACCGCCGACTGATAGGCGCTCTTGCCGGGCAATCCATCCTTGCCCGGTGCGCCGTCCTTGCCCGGCATTCCAACACCGGCAACTTTTTTGCCGTTTACAACGATAGCCATGTGCTACACCTCCACCCATTGCCACATATCCGGGGTATCCGGGGCCCACGTGCAGGGAATCATGTCCCCGCCCTCTGCCACCTTGTAGACCTTGCCGTTGTAGCTGTAGTGCTTACCCGCATGACAGTCCATGCCGTACACCCACGGGATGGGGTCGTCCACTGTGCCCGCGTGCTCACGGTCAATGGGCCGGTAGATGGCGAGCATGCCGTCGTCGTGCGGGGGCATCTCCTCTTGAGGAGTTACCGCCTGTACGACCCGGTAGAGCTGGCCGCCGCCGTTGAGGATGCGGCCCGCAGGTAATTCCTCTCCGGCCTCCAGCGCCGCCTCCCACGTGGGAAACAGATCGGGCATGTCCAAGGCGTAGGTGTCGGGGATAGACGCGCTGGTGGCCGCATAGGCCCGCATAGCGGCGGCGTACTGCTGCGTGAGATCGGGCGGCTGGGGCTCCGGCTCTGGCTCCGGGGGCCGCTCAGTGGGCGTGACACCCACCAGCTTGCCCTCCTCAATCTGGAGGTCACACCAGCCATAGGTCGCCCACACCGCGTCATGGAGGTGGGCGGGCACCTCTATGTAGCCATCCAGCCAGCAGGCGCGCCGCCCGCTCTGGCTCTGGATCGGGTGCTGGCCGGTCTCCAGAGGGTCAATTTGGATGATGGTCATGGTACTTCACTCTCCTTTAACCAATGGCGAGATAGTAATAAGCATACCCACTGCTATTCAGTTGTTTATTTGCGTTTTCCTTGTGGTACCAGATTATCGTCTTGCCATTATCCGCAACTTTCGCATAGCTTCTACTGGCCGCCGCATCGTCGTAAAATCCTCCACCTTCTGTATAATTCTCAGAAAGAATTGGTGTGTATATCATCGGGCTTTCACTCATTTCTTGCGAAAAATATGTAGTGCCCTCTACCCGATATTTAACCACCCAAAACAAAATTGGAGTAAAGTCAAACGTTATACTGTTCGGATTTCCCTCCCCATATGTCCCTGTTCCGATATAGCTGCCCGTAACTATTTTTGTGCCTACAGGCCTGTCCTTGCTCCAAACCTGGATCACCCCGTCGAGCACGCCAGCGCCGTACACGCCTGGGCTGTCAACGACCTGTCCCTCCGTCACCCAGTCCGCCGCTACGGTGCCCGAGTAGATGACCTCGATACTCTGTTCGGCTGTGCCGCTCTTGAGGGCGATGGCGTCCTGGCTACCGTCGATAAAGCTGCCCGCAATCTGGTTGCCGGAGACGGTCAGAGTAGTAACGGTGCCATAGCTAGAGTTTCCAGCATCAGCATAGGCGACTATCAAGTTATTGCCCGAGACCGCACATGCGCTGAGTGCTTTTGCAACGTTCTTGCAAAATTGAAATGCCTCTCCAGATTCAAGCGCATCTGCATTTCTTGAAACAACAATTGCAGGACTTCCATAAATGCTGTTTCCTGGAGGAATCAGACAGACATACTTTTCGCCTACTTGAGATATGCTAATCGGATTTTCTGCATTTCCGCTCCCTCGATTCCAAATGGTCTTTTTCTCATTTGGGAGGGAAATCACATTGTTTGATACTTTTAAAAGGCGAACATGTTGATTCGAAACCTCAGGCGTCGTGTATGTAGTTTTGAAAAATACTATTGCGTCCGAGCCGCTTACACATACATCAGGAACCAAAATTCGGGAGTCCTCAAATGTTACCGCCTCGCCCCACGTCACCACACCGGAGCCGTTGATGGCAGCAATAACAGCCTTGCCTCTGGAGCCGTCGTTGTCGTCCGCGAAACAGATACATACACGTTCCTCGCTTATAGCTGCCGCGGAAATATAACTTTGGGACTCCCCTGTAACATCTCTTGTATATATACTCCCGAGGCTGGAGGAAGACAGCGTATACACACGTACTCTCAGTTTGCTTGAGCCAGCGATGATAGCTTTGTAGACAACCGCTACCCGGCCATTGGGGAGCGTAGCGAATGCATAGTAGCTGTTAAAGGCAGCATCTACTCCAAAACTACCTTTAAAAGAAATGCTTTTGCCTGAAACCGTACCAACATTTACATGTAGCGAAAGGTCTTTTAAATACCCTACCAAAAATTGCGTATCACTCAGGCGGGCAGCCATAATATTGGAAGCATTGACATTTTCTATGACTTGCCTATTCGTTTGTCCAACCACTGTTCCAGTATCATCAATCAAATGGACGCAAGGCCAATATGTTGAACCATTTTGATAAAGGTAACACACAACATTTAGATTGTCTGAAAGGCGAAGAACAGAAGTACCAAGAGTAGCCGCCCCGTTATCAAACACTGTCTCCACATTTGCCACCGGCGTGGCGCTCTTCTGCACCTGCCCCTCCACCACATCCACCACGTCGCCCGCTTGGATGCTCTGGCCCGCTGCGATGGGGTAGGTGCCCTTGACCGCGCGGGAGGCCTCCACCTGTTCGTCCACATACTGCTTGTTGGCGGCGTGGTTTTTGCTGGTCGGCAGCCCGCTTAAAGTGAGCGGACCCGTCATAGTCCCGCCAGTCAAAGGCAGATACTCGCCTCCGCCCTTCCCCGCCAGCTCGTCTATGGCCTCTTGTACGTTGGTAGCCTCCAGGCCGCTGCCTGTGTTGCTGTAGCCAACCTGTTCGGCGGAGAGGTCGCCGCCCTCTCCGTCTTCTGTCACCTCAATGGTGTACGGCCCTTCGCCCAGGCTCTCCCCCATCTGCATCGTGCCGCCGCCGGGTATTGAGAGCCAGGGCGCAGCCGTGGCGATAGCGGCTAACTGGGCGGCGTACTGCTCCAGTGTGGTGCCCTCCGGGGGTTCTATGCCCATAGCCTGTAGTGACGCTGCGATACTTGCCTTAGCGGCGGACAACCGGTCGATTTCGCCCTGAATACTCATACCACGCCTCCAATCAGATTGCCGCAAGGGCCTCCTCAATGTCGCCCGTAAGGCTCACCGAACCTCCGGTGGTGTAACCAGCAGGGACGGCAAAGGAGGTTGTGGTCAAGCCGTCAATCTCCCCGGATACCGCCCCATTGTTTGCCATTGAGCCAGTGACCTTCGCGCCTTTTGCGTAAGCTGTCTTGCCCTTAAGGATATCCCCGGCAACCGCTGTGCCGTCAGAGGTGTCCACATAAGCCTCCGGGATGGCCGCCACCTCAACGGACGTGAGCACCTTCCCGTCCGTAGGCTCTACCGTTTGGACAGATTTGTTGGGCGTAACACTCTTCGTCTCCGGGGTGATCTGCACCTTTCCTGTCCCGCTGTGATAGCCCTTCGGGATGGTGTAAGACAGTTTTTCCGGGGTCAGTGTTTCAGTCGCCGCCCCATTGTTTGGCATGGTACCTGTGGTGGTCTTGCCTGCCTTGTCCACAAACACCTTGCCGGTCAATACGTCAGCGCCGGTAGCCGTAACGGAGGATACATCCTGATAGTTTTCGGGGATGGAGCTGACTGTCACGTCCGACAGGCCATAATAACCGGGGTCGGGCGTCACATTCTGCTGGGACTTAGTGGGCGTGACAGTCTTGCTCTGGAGGTTATAGTTTCCGCCGCCGGACACCCCCGACACCGTGCCACTGCCGTTGTGGTAGCCTTTGGGGATGGTATATGTATCGCCCTCCTGGACGGTGGCAGATACCGCGCCTCTGTTCTCGATTGCCTCAATCTCTGCGGCCAGCTTGGTCAGATCGTCCGTGCCTGTGCCAATACCCAGTTCAACGGCCTTTGACCTGATAGTATTTCGTGCTGTTTGGATTCTGCTGATTTCAGTTGCTACACTCATGCTTTCCCACCTTTCAAATTGTCCCTAACAGGATTTCGATATTGCCCACCGTCTCCTGCACCGCTGCTGCGGTGATGGGGAGCGTATTATCACCCTCGTCAAAGCCATTTACTGTGTCAACAGATAACGTCCTCGTTTCTTTGTCCAGCTTCAGCCCGTGCCCAATGTTGTAGGAGGCTCCTCCTCCGCCCTCCGGTAAAGGGATATCCGACGCCTCATACTGGCCACTGTCTGGGTTCCAAATCTCCCAAAATCCATCCAGGCCGGGCCTCGGGGGGTGCTGGTTTAGGTCTGTGATACGCTCCTCCATCTGCTCAAACTCAGAAGGTAGCGGAGGTGGGAAAGCGTCTACGGCGTTAATGGAGTCATGGACCGTTGCGTAAAATATGTTGCTATGCCGCACCTGTTCCCCGAGGGTACCCCTGACCTGCATTAAATACTGACCGTCATCAGCCAGCATGGAGGCCGTCAGCAAGGCGGAGTATACTTGCCCGACGCGCTGGAGCTGGATAATATTCTTTTGACCATCCTTCTCCACATCCACCTTTAAGGCCCACTCGTCTGTGAGGTCTGTGGAGATTTCAAGGGCTACAGCCTCATTGTCGCCCTCGAATCCGAGGCAAAATTTAGGAGGGGTACAGATGTACCAATCCGTCATGATGAGCATTATGTTCCGCCCCCATCCATAGCGGCCACCTTGTCCAGGAGGGTATCGATCTCCTCACCGCTGTATTTGCTGGTATACGAGCCTTCCCCCTGCATCTCCGATACGATTCGTTCCAGTTCCGATACTCGCTCTTCTATTGTCATTGTATCACCTCAGACTGCAAAGATTTGGCGGCCACGCCCGAAAAAGAGTTGCCCGCCGCGGGCCCGAAATCGTCCGGATTCTGATGTTTTAGGCTGTTGGTAGTATACCAGGATACCGCCTGGCCCTCCATTTGACCCACGAGAGCCTTTCCCCGCCGAGCCGCCGTCATTAGTAATCCAGATGCCAGCCGCTCCTCCAAACTCAAAGGGCTCCGCGGATGCAAAAACGCCTCCGGCGCCACCACCGCCGCCGCCGCCATGTCCACCATTTCCTCCAGTCCCAATTTTATTTGGGGCTTCAGGGGGATCAGGGGATGCGCCATCTCCGCCTTCGGCTCCTTTCCCGCTTGTTTCGCCGCCTCCTGGTCCTCCATTCTTCCCAAGTGCGGCTCCGCCGCCGGCTCCACCGCCGTAAATCCGCACTTGTTCTGATCTTAGATTATCATATGACCACTCATAGGGAGTTCCGCTTTGACCGCCAGTATTCGGAGGGACATCCTCGCCGCTCTCTCCATATTCCCCTCTTCGGCTGGATGCCTGCCCGCCACGGCCACCCGCAGCACCGTTAACACCTTCTGTTCCGGGTTTAGCAAGCACATCTCCAGATACTGGGTCGGTATATCCTGTATCAGATACAGCCCCCTGTGCAGACGACAAATCCCCGAAAGTCGTTTCTCCACCAGCAGTGCCCACGGCCCCATTCGTCGCTCCTCCAACGCCTGGGGTGCCGCACTCATAGTGGATGACCTGACCAGGAACAACATCAATCGTCGCCCGGTAGGCCTTTCCGCCAGCGCCTGGAGAGCCCTTCTCTCCGCCTTGCCCGCCATCTTCTGGCGAATCAGACCAAGATCCTCCGGCGTTTTGATCCTTCGAAGTCACAATAAGCTGAGATGAGCCGCCCGATTCGCCGTCAAAACCAGCCTGACCTCCTGTCCCCGCTTGGATGCAGACGACAGTAAGCGAATACACTTCATCCGGGATAACATAATCGCCGCTCCCTATAAGTATGTCCTCATAGTCGTAATAGGTCTGATCCTCCGGCGCCGGAGGGATGTATCCCACAATTCCCTCCTCAGACGCCTTCAGAATACCGCTCATAGCAAGGTCAGACGAGCCCAAAAAGATTTCTGCTGTGCCACCGTAAGGATGAGCCGTGCGCACGATATCCCCAGGCTGCTCGCCGCTCCACACGACATCCTGCGTAATAGTTTCTCGGTGGGCATAATATTCTGCCAATCTCTCGGCGACTCCTACTGAGTTAACCAGTGATACCAGGTACGCCTCTTTAACGGTGATATCGTCTCCGTTTACTCCTTGGCCGACATCGCGTACTACGTCCCTCATGCTGTGGATATACTTGGTCCCAGTAAGGGTACCAGTTCCGGCAGATACCTTAGCGTAATTACAGTTACTTTCCAGCACAGCAAATCCATTGGCCTTGAGGTCATGTACCGGCTCGTCAAAACGGATAATATCGCCCTGTTCTGCCGCGCCATCGAACAGTTCTGTTGTTTCGCTGCCCTCTTTCCAAGCGTGCTCGGTCACAATCACCCTGGACACTGGGGTACCATAGTCCACAGAGCCTCCGGTATAGCAGTTGGCCCCATCCAGTGCCCAGCTCACCCCACTATACAGTGACGTAATGCGCAACACACCGTTAGATAGGGTGCGCAGATAGGCACCAATAGCAAAGAGCACTTGTGCCAGATTGTCCCGCGCTGTGGCAATAGGGAGCCAGCCATATAGTTGATAGTCCCGGAAAATTGTCTTGATTTCCACGGTGACGCCGGTTCCTGCCACGATATCGGCCACCACTTCCGCCACCGTTTGCCCAGTGTAGAGCCCGCCATAGTGGGTATTCCCCATGAGCAGGCCAACGGCGGAGACGGCGGAAAAGCGGTATGAACTTTCTCCTACCCGTCCCACAGACTGCATGTAGAAGGTTCCCAGGCGACGGCCCTTGTACTCATACTCCAGCTTGTCGTTGCGCACGTATTGGGTCAGGCTGGTGTCCTCGCTGTCCACCTCAAACTCCAGAGTATTAGCCGCAAGGGAATCCGAAAGAGCAGAGGTCTCCAGCAGGCAGTCTCCAGTAGTGAGGCGGTAAGCCGCGTCCAGGTCATCCGAAAACTCCTTGCCTGCATATGTAATGCGGTTCCTCATATGCTCACCTCATTCCGGGATTCGTTGCGGCTTCTTTGCCATAAACTGGATGCTTAAATTTCCCCACCAGTTTTCTGTGTCTGTCATAGTAATCAGAGCGTCATCGGCATTCTGGATATATGCTTGGAAGGAAATTGTACTTTGCCCATATGGCATAACTACTTGATGGCTATTCACCGGGGCAGTAAGTACTTCATACATGGCGTCGTAGTCTGCGGAACCGGGTTCCAGCCCTGTGAGTACCAGCGTGTAGTGATAGTACGTGCCAATCAAATCCCGCTCGTATTCGCCGCTCATGAGTTCACCGGCGTTCTGACCATCTTTGATGAGGGCGGAGCGGCTCAGGCTCTCTACACCTACACCGGGGTAGCCCACACCATCGATAGTAAAAATACTGTCCACCCATTATCCTCCTCTGGTTAACGACGTTCCTTGGCGGTTCGTTTCTTCGTCAATTTTAGGCTTAAGAAAACGTGCCGCTTCTCTAGGTTTGATCTCGATGTCAACCTTTAAGCGCTGCGGTGCGGCGCTTTGCCCCTGTTCATTCTGGCCTGTCTGAGCATACGCACGGTGAGCGGCGAAGGGGTCTGCATAGGCAGAAGACGGCATCATTGCTGCGGTGGACACGGTGACGCGCTGTTCCATGCTCGGGATAGAATTTTCCAGAGCCCGCAAGACACGGTTCCGCCCGGCTGTAAGGCTCTCAGCCCCCATAGCGCCCGCTCCATTTGCTGTCACAGGCGTATTTGCTGGCCCATTGGCTGGAGCTGGGATAGACCGTCCCGTAGGACGCCCGCCCGATGCATTGGCCGGGCTTGCGGATCGACTACTGGATGTAGATGCCGCTGCTTTGCTTTTCCCGCCTATGCCGATTAGTGCCAGGAACCCATCGTCAGCCTCCCATATCCATCCAACAAGGGTTGCCACCGCATCAATTATCGTGCCTATGACAAATGCAATTCCTTCAAGCAATGGGGTAATAGCCTCGATTGCAGATGCTAACGCTTCGACGATTTCGATAATGGCCGGGCCAAACGCTTCCAGGAGTTTGGTTTTGAGGTTGCCTATAGATTCTCCGAGCACAGCGGTTGTATCCTGCATATCTAACTGTGCTTCATTGGCGGCAATGATAGACTCATTATTTTTGTAGAATGTGTCTGCTGCGTCTTGATATGTGCTGGACAGGAGTGACGTCAAGTATTGCGTCCTGCTTGTTGTATCTGCAAATTCAGACAGTTTCTCATTCACGTAATCTTCGCTGATTCCAACCCAATTCAAGGCATCTGCCAAGACTCCCGTGACCTTCCCTGTCTTTGCTGTTTCGTTGGCAGCCTCAATCAGCCCCTCAGTTGGGATGGAATCGCCGAATCTGCCATATACACCAGCCGCTATGTCAACCCACTTAGACACATCCTCGCTACTGGTCGCAAGCTGTGCAAGGAGCTGAGACGCTTCTGTCGCGGTGTCCGTTTCACCGAGAATTCGATAAAATCCTCTATACGCCTCTGTGGCAACCTCCTGGCTAAACCCGGCAGTCTCAAATGCAGTATTGAGCATAGCCATGGACTCCCGGTACTCCTCGGTCGCTTCGTCGAGGTTCCAAATGGCTTGTGCAGCTTGGATGGCTAGATCAAGTAACTTGGTCATTACGCCACCCGCGAATGTCCCTATCGCCGTACCAAGCGTATCAAACCCGCCAACCGAGCCTTCGGCGGAGTCTCCCATATCATCCAGACCACCAGCGGCGTCTTTGGCGGAATCGTTGACTTGTTCGAGTGCTGGGTCAAAATCTTCCAGCTTGCGGGCCGCTTCATCCGCCTTCTCACTAGTGCGGTCTATAGATTCGCCGAAATCATCCAGCTTGCTTTTCCCCAGGGTGCTGTCCAGATGGTCAGCGGCGGTCTCCATCGTTGTTAGACTTCGCGCTGCAAGTTCAGCCGCTCCAGATGTATCCTCGGCGGCCTGCTGGACATGTAGCAGGCCAGTCACCGCACCATCAGCAGCTTTTGCCATTCCTGCTACGGCCTCTGTCCCTGCTTTCAACCCAGCATCGGACGTTTTACCCAGTCTAGAAAGCCCTTTTCTAAAGCCGCTTTCGTCAATCTCCGTGCCAATTTTTACAGTCCCGTCATTTGCCAACCATTACACCTCCCTTGAAAAGGCCCGGCACGAAGTCGCTACTTTTGCATGTTCCTTGCGTCCTCAAACCGTCGCTTCACATAATCTTTCAGTTCATTTTCTGTACGGTGAGCCGTTCCGGCTGCACCTGGCAACGCATACCGAGCTTTCATTTGACGGTAAAACTGCTTTTGCCCTTTGGGCACATCTTTGAGGTCTACCGTGCGGTAGCGCATGATCTTGCAAAGCTCACAATCATCTGGCAACGCCTGGAACAGCGCCTTGAACTTCCACCAATGGAGTCGAGCTGTGGTCAAATCTATCTCGTACGCACCCATAAACGCGGAAAAGATATAGGCACTATCCAGCTCGAAGTCAAACGCCGGATTTTTGTTGCCCTCACCGCTCCTATGCTCACTAGATGCCCCCTCAAAGAACTGGACCATAGCCTCAAGAGATGCCTCAGAGACCGGGAGACCAAACTGCTCCATCATTGCATATATCCTCGCTGACTTTTCTTCGTCCCCTTCCTGACTGGTCAAGATGCTTTGGAATCCGATCCATACCCGGAAATCAGTATCGACCGGATACTCCATTCCCCCAACCATGACGGATTCCGGTGGCTGTCGGTATAAGCTCATTTCTTTTGTAGCTCCGCCAGCTTAAGCAGCTTCTGAACCTCTGGTTTATTGAGGATGTCCCTGGCCTCTTTCAGTTTGGCCTCCGCTCTGGCCTTTCGAGCCGGTGCATCGTATGTTTTTACGATGTCCATACAGGTGTGCATCAGCTCGTTTGTATCTACTTCTTCCAGCGGCGGCAGGCATCCAGGGGCAAGGCCAACGGCGAAGGCGTGGAGCTTCTCTACAGCCTTCCGCCGGGTCAGCTCGCCCGCCTGATAAGCCCGGTCTGTCTCCACCAGACCGGCAATCTGATCATCTACGTCCAATGTGCGGGGCGGAAGCTCATAGGATTTCCCAAGGATATTGACCTTGTAGTTCATGGTCTTCCTCCTCACACTCCAACAGAGTAGCTATAAGCAGTAGGTTTTGTCCCGACGCTGCGCAGGTCGATAGAGATTGCCGAGTTCTCTCCTGCATTCCCACCGCCGTCGGAATTGACAATGATGGAGACCTGACCCTTCTCTCCCTTGCCAGTAAGGACGGAGAAATACACATAGGGCACCACCACCGCTTGTCCAACGCCGTGGGCGATGTCCAGGCCAAAGCAGTAATCCTGGAAAGCGTCACCAATATAGCGGTCGCCCGTGATGGCAAAGGTACGCTGAGTGCCGGTCTTTGAGGTGGACAGGCCGGTACGGATGTACTGCTTGTCCTGTGTCACAGGATTCATTTGAGGGTCAAGGCCAGCAATGCCCATCTGTACCACGGTATAGTCCTTCTCGGTGGCCTCTGGTTCTAGATTAATGCCTACCGCCAGCACCCAGTCATCATTGGTTGCAAAGCCGGCAAACTCATCCGACGGCGTATAGCCAGCCATTAGCTCGGATACTTTCATTGTCTAAGTCACTCCTTTACTGGTAATACCGCACCCTGACCTGGAACATATATTTGGCAACTGTACCTGCCTCATTTACTCCAGCCAAGTTCGGCATGTTTTGTAAGTTTTCAATGCTTAATACGTCGCAACCTTCAAACAAAGGGAATTTGCGCGCCCTGTTCTGCTCATCAATCCAATCCATAAATGACTGTACCGTTTGAGCCTGTTCCGCATTTTTCTGTGTCGTGCCTTCGTCTTGCGGGAGCATCTGCACCACCGCGAAGTCGTATTGTCTGATTCCATGACCCCGGATGTGCCGCTCCTCCCACGCTTCGCTGTATACGGTTTCCACACTGACACGCCCAGGCCGTTCTGTCGCTGAATTAAAGTAAAGAAAGGATTTCACGGCTGGGCATTGTTCCAGATACTCCAGAATCGCCTTGTTTTTGTCTGCCATGAAATCACTTCCTTTTGATATAATCCTCAATGTCGGCCGCCAACTGTTCCCCTTTTGCTACGGCCATAGCCTGTTCCCAATGGGATGTTGCTAGAGGATGCTTATCTGTCGAATACTTTAATTTGCGGCTTGTAGGATGCTTTGAGGTGCTCCGTTTTGCATATGTACTCCCTCTGTCATCTACAAATACTTTTCCTGCCCACTGGAAGTGTGCATATGGCGATTTGTAATGAACATATTCTTCCGTAATGCTCACCTTTTGATCGAGGGTGCCACTATCCATTGGGACATAAGGGGAGCAGTATGCATGGAGACGAGTGTGCGCATATTTCATGACATCTTTGTTAAATATACGTTTTACTGTCTGTCCAGGGCTATAAATCTCTACTTTGATACTCATAACCCCTCCAAGCGTACATGACCCAGCGGAAGTCCTGTGTTATCTCTTACCACCCGTACAGTCATGCTTTCATGCTTGGCGGCTACATCAAGCACATTGTCGGGTGTTACTTCTTCTGCTACTCGCCCATGTATCACAATGTCATCTACCGACGCAGAAAAGCCTTTCATGTCACTTTTCCATGTGCCATACGGTCGATAGTCTACACTTTCCGGGATGCGCACAGTCACGGTCTGTCCAAGAGATACATCCGTTCCGGATACTCCCCTCACCGTTGTTTTCACCCATACGCACCGCTCTAGTGTAGTTTTCTTCCAAGCATCCAACCCGTCCGGGCTATCCTCGGCCATTCTGCGATTCAGAAGGGTTATTGTCTCTTTAAACAATGGAGTCATGATCCCACCCCCAGGTTGACCAGCTCTACGGGCAAAATCTCAACGACCTGGTCATACACAGACCCCATGATTTGCTCCTCTGTCCTTGCAGATGCGTAACTGATAGACAGCCCATCATTGCTCGTGCTGGCGATGTTCGCTTCTCCGTTTTCGACCTTCCGCAGCGCGTCCATAATAAGCATCATACAGAGCTGGATGTCCTCGTCCGATTCTGTAATCCGGTTCTGAGTCCAGTAGTCCAACTTCTTCTGCGCCAGTCTAGATAGGCGGGGGAAAGCCGATGCATCGGCCTTCCCGCCTAATGCCGCATACTGCTCAAATGTAATATAGCCGCACATCAGCCTTCCCCCTCCCCATTAGGTCTGCGCCGTTACAGTGGTGTTCCCGGCGTTAAGCGCCTTATAGGTGCCGTCGGCCTCCACCACCGTAATCTTATGTCCGGTTGTTGCGGTGATATCGGATACGCCGTCCCAGGTGGCCCAGTTACGCACGCTCTGCCCATACGTCACAACAGGGGCCGTAGTCGCATCGGTCTTATACTTATATACGTTGCTGGTGAACTCCTTGCCAGGGGTCACAGTCAGCTTGGTGGTCCCAGACTCGGTCCCCGCAGATGAGTTGATGGTCAGATTCCCAAGCGTGGGAGTGGAGTCCACATCAATGACCGCGATAGCGTCCTTATACTCCGCAAACAAGGTCATGCCCATGATGGCAAAGCTCTCGGATACGGCGGTATGGTAGTTGCCCTCCACGTGGAAGCCGATCAGGTTGGTCTCACCGTCGGTAGTGTAAGCCAGTCCAGCCCGAGCGAAATCGCTCGTAGACGGATCTACGTAATACAGGACGATGTTTTCGACCGGGGTAGCAATTACCCTGCCACGGGCAATCTCTTCGTCAGAAAGCAGAAACACGGTAGAAAAGCCCATGAAGTTTTGCACGTACTGAAATCCGAACGCCGTCTGAACCGTAATGTCCTTGTCGCCAAGATAATCATACAAATCCAGAACGTTCGCAAAGCCGACCACGTTAGTGACTGTACGATGAATCTGCTTGAACTTGTTGATAACGCGGCCCTTCGCCATAGCAAGAGCTCGCTGCCAAGTCGTTTCTGTACTGGTCAGCTCGCCAGTATTGAGATACTCATAAAACCGGCGGGTCACGTTGTCCTGGAGCTCATACAGGAAAGCGTCGTCAGTCATACCTACGGCCACATCATAGCCATAGGTCTTGATAGCCTCGATGGAAACGGCCTTAGCGTATTTCTCCACGGTCATTTCATCGTATGGCTTTTCGATGATGGATGCCTTAGAATAGGGGATTTCTTCACCCTCTCCAACCGTCCCGCTCTGGAGGGTCAAGGAGGCGGTCTTGCTCTTGAGCACCGCACCCGGTTCCTTGCGGATGGGTCGCATGATGCCCATAATCTCTCGCAGATGCTCCCAGTTCCGCGCAAAGCGTGTTACGAAGTCGATTACACGTGCGGTAGACTGGATATCTGCGACTTTAGTCAGGTTATCTTTTGCTGCCATAATTTCACTCCTTACTGGAATAAATCGATGTGTGTAGCGATTGCGGCTTGACGTTCTGATGCATCCTTGATGGACATAATCTGATCTTTAGTCATGTTGCCGTCCGCATCGGACTTTGTGACGCCAGGAATTTTCAGCGGTTCGTGCTGGGGGTTCCTGAAAATTCCGTCCAGATCTTTTGTCATGGTGGTAAACAGGTCAGCAGGCTTTTTACCCTTGTTTGCGGGGTCTTGGATGGCCTTTTTTAATTCGCCCAGGAAGTGGGTGCGGGTGTACTCGTTGACGAACTCCCGGCCCTCTAGAGCGCTTTCGGCGGTCTGCGTAAGGATGGCATCCATCTGCGCCTCCTTCTCTTCCTTGGCCCGCTCCGCCTCGGCCTGTTTGTAGCGGTCAAGCTCCGCCTGGATGGCGGCGGTGTCTCCCTTAGCTTTCTCCAGGTTGGAGATCGCTTCGTCCCTTTCGGCGAGCTGCTGCTTTAGGGCCTCCATTTCCGCCTTTTGGTCATCCGCTTTCCCCTTTGCCTTGCCAATGTCCCGGCTGTTCAAGTCCAGGAGGCTACTCAACTGCTCGTCAGTGATGTCCTTAATGATGCTCTTTACTTCGTCTCTGGTCATGTCGTCTCCTCTACCACTTCGCTTTTTTTGCGTGGGTTGCATCCACTGTGGCCCCGTAGTTTAGCGACTTCGGGCCGGTCAAAATTAGCTGTGCTATGCTTTTTGTACCGTTGGCCCTGTCATAGACCTTGTCCTTTCCGGCCTTGGGGTAAGCCCAGCCTGTTCGCAAAATCGCTTGTATTCTGCGCTCAGCGACGCCGACTTTTTCCTGGCCTGTGTAGCTCCCAGCTTGTCGCCTGCTGCCACCATTGCGTCCCGCTCGTCCTTTGCATAGCGTATAGCCGTCTCCAGTTGCCTTTGTTTTTGGCTTGCCTCATAGCGGCTCATTTTTTGCCCTTTGTACTCGATCCGCTCAGAGGAACGCCTGTTGATATCCTCCAGATCTTTGCGGGTGTATACCGGCTTCGATACCCCCAGTACGATGGGCGTTACAAAGTGCTGACAGTTCAGCGTTCCAATGGGCCGTTCCAACTTTCGGTTGATGCTTTCCCATTCTTCTTTGCTATATTGCTTCCCCTGGATATGCCGGTGATCAGGAGCGCAAAGCCCATGCGCGGATACTTCTACTCCATCTGCTCCAAACTCCTTTCCTGTTTCCTCCATCATTTCACTGTTTAAGCGGCGCACACCCTCTAGAATATTCATTCGGGCCGAGGAATCCAGTCGCCTGGAGTATCCACTTTCCCAGGTTAGGCGGCGGAGCCCGCTTCGTGCCATGTCCCGGACAGTGGAGCGCATAGCAGATTGGTAGTCTACAACGCCCGTCTGCACATATGTAATCGCCCGGTCAATGGTGGAGATGTAATACTCCCTTAGCCGGAGCACCTGCTTGCCCCGCTTAAAGCCCAGCATGTAGGTATTGGAGATATTAGATGTCCCTTCCATAGCCTGACGCTTTGCGGCGTCAACAAAGGCGCTGAGGGAAGCACGGGCAGCGTAGCTTTGCAAAGCATCCATTCCTCTTGCTTTGTAAAATGTATTTGCAAAATCTACGTTCTGTTTTGCCACTTCTTCAAAGAGCTGCTCCACCTCTCGCTGGTTCATTCCCATAATTCGGGCAACTTCTTTTTCTATGGCTTCCAGGTCTGCCCCCGCGTACTCAATCGCTGTTTTTAATCTTTGCGCATCCGCCGTTCCGATATCTCCGATTTTCCTGATGCGCTCACATATCCGCTGTACTACATAGTTGTTTAGGCTTTCCAGGTTCCCAACAATGCCGTCCGGCAACCCCTCAATCCAAGATTCATTCAGAAGTCGGTTCATTTATGCCCGGCTGGAACGCCGCCTCCTGCATATATTGGCTGCCTGTCTCCTCTGCAATTTCATCGACCCTGGCCTTTGCGGTTTCGTAATCCTCGTCCATCATCCAGGCACGGACCTCGGCCTTATCCACTGCACCGATACCCTCCGCAATGGTCAACTGGTTGAAGTGCTCGTTCAACTGCTCAATGTACGATGCCGACCAATCATAATGTGTCTCCCACGGCCCAATCGGAGCCAGATTATTATAATTTGCAATTACATCCACAGCGCGAAGCAGATCGTCGGTTCCTCGTTCCAGCGCTCGGCGGAACTTGGTGATGACTGCAAATGTCGAATTTAACGCCGCCCGCATTTCTGTTGCCGTCGCGTAGGACGTAGTAGGTGGGGTCAGGATTCCAGGAGAGAGTCCACACAGGAGTTCCACCATTTTGTTATTGACTGTGATCCCAACCTCCAGGTCTGAACCCCGTATCTCCGGGGAAAATTCCTGAATCAACTTTCCGGGGTTTGCATTATCTCCACCGCCTCGCATCATTTGGAGAAAACGACGCTTTTCCTGGGGGAACACAACATTCCCGTTTTCGTCCTTTGTCAGCAGGGTCTTGTCCGCAAAAATCATGGTTTCTTTCGCGCTGTACTCCCGGTTAAAACGCTCATATGCCTCCACAGCTTTCGCCATAGGTTCATCTACGCCAGCCGTGATTTTCACGCCGTTCACTCCGTTTACGTCTGCCCGGTTGACTGTGGGGGCCTTATAGCGGCCAAACAATGGGCGATCCACGTTAGGGATGATTTGTGTTTCCGGGATACCCTTCCACGCATCTACCTCCGACAACGGGATTTCAACTGAGCCGCGGAAAGCTATGTTGTAAATGAGGAGTGCACTTGTACTTTGCCCACTTTGGGCCTCTGCTTCGCGGAGCATCTGTACCTCAAAACGCTGGTATAAATTCGTTTCTGTCTTAATCTCTCCGACCTTCATTATGCAGGATAGGATGTCATTCCCGATGGATTCGCAGACAACAAAATCCCGATTTTTGATGATATCGACCCCAAGCCGCTTCCCGTCCGTATATGGCTTGATGATGCAGTCTCCTGTCCCGAGCGCCACTTCCGCAGCCACGTCCATACGGTCTCCCATATAATAATCCAGAAAATCTTGGAGGAACTTCGCTCTTGCGCTCTCTCCCTCGATTGTGATAGTACTGTCCTGCATGGTCAGCGTGGCCACTTTATTGGCAATTACCGCCGTCAGTGAAATAGACGACATATCGCTGTAATCGTCCCGGTATAAGGGCTTATCCTGCAACTCCAGGCCCATCTTTTTCGCTAAGTACAGCACGATATTTTTTATAAAGCCCGTTGGATTCACCCCCAATTCAGCCAGTCAAATTCTCGTCTCAAAATCGTGTGGCAGAAATACCGCACATCATCCATTGCATGGTCATTTTCTTTCTCCACTTCTTCCATGATATTGTCTTCGCTGTCTACTGCCCAGGAGTAAAGGCCAAATTCGGAGATGCAGTCTTTACAAGATGCGCCAATCTTGAGTCTCCCTGCTTTGAGCAGAGAGGAAACTGTCGCAATGCCTGGGAGAACGTCATTTACCGCATTTTGAATAGAAAAACGATCATGCCGACGCACTGTCTCTTTGAAGGACGATGCCGATGGATCTATCACTATGCTTTCAATCGGGAGATGCCCCGCCAGCTTTTCTATCTTTGCATAGTGTTCCTCGTCTGTTTTTGGCCTCCCTGTTTCTCGGCCGTCATAGTAATACTCTCTCCATCGGTAGGCCACGCCTTTATAGACCGCCCATAGCCCTGCCGAGAATGGATTTAAAATGCCATAGTCAACAGAAATGTAATACTCGGTTCCTGGCCTTGTTTCTCCTGATTGATCAAGCCAGGGAGTCCGATCCGTGGTATGCTTTTTCCCGTCGAAGTCCTGGTATACTCTCCCGGTCGGGTCTACCCATAATCCTCGCACATACCAGTCGTAAAATACGCCAGTATATCGAGTGCGGTACTGTTCCAGAACCTTTTCGGTCAGTGCGGGATTATCCGTCATCTCAAAATGGAGCCGTAGCGCGTTTTTTTCGGTCGACTTCAGAATCCACTCACGATAAAACCAATGCTTCAGCCCTTTGGGGTTACAGGAAAACCAAACCTTGTTCCCCGTCACAGAGCATCGGGCCAGCGCTTGCTCCACAAAGGAGCGAGGCATCAGCGCCACCTCGTCAAGCAGAACCCCCGCCAGCGTCCGGCCCTGAATGAGAGCGAAGGAGCTCTCATCCTTGCCGCCAAACACCTCAAAAAAGTTTGTTACAGCGCCCAGGCGAACTTCAAGGATTTTGTCCGATCGCCGCCAGCGAAGTGTGTACCGCTCTTTTGCTAAGGTCATAGAGATAAACGGTACAATGATATTTTTCGAGGCACTGTCCACCGTCTTGCCGCAGATACCAAATCGCTGGCTGGAGAACTCTCGCATAGCCCAATCCACAAACGCCCACATCATGATGGAGGTCTTGCCAGAACGCACAGCACCATCACATATGAGGGCATCGTACTTGGAGTAGGGGAAGGCGAGAATTTTCTTTTGCTTGTCTGATATCATGTATCGCTCTCCAGTTCCTGCGCCATCTCTCTTAGGCTTTGACTAAGCCCATCCTCTTTTGCCTTATCCGCAGGCCCCCCGTTAATGGAGGCCCACTTGTCAATCAGCGTCCCCAGCGCGGTTGTGATCTGTGCGGGCGTGGCCTCCGCCAGCTTCTCGGAGTCGTTAAGGGCTGCCAGCCCCTTGCCTATAATCTCGCACACAAGTCCCTTCTGGCTCTCCATGTAAGTCAGGATATCGGCGGTGTTCTCCTCTTTTTTCTGTTCACACTTTTCCACAAAGTCCGCACTTTTCAGCACAACGTTCTTGACCGTGGTAGCAGATACGCCGTTTATTTTGGACACAGCGTTATAGCTGCCCAACTGCACATAGTCAGCAATGATTTTCTTTTTTCGCTTGTCCGTCAGCCGTGCAGCCATGTCACCACCTCTCGCCTAAGTAGAGTCTTCAAATCCCCCCCACCGCCACCGACAGAGCGCGTTCTCTCTTTTTCTTTCTTTTCTGGGGGATTATAGGGGGTAATAGATAGGGGGTTATAGGGGGGAAGGAAGAGGGGGAAAAAGGGGGCGGTTTTCTTTCTTTTTCTCTCTCCCGGTTTGCTAGCATTTGCTAGACTTTGCTACATCGCCGCCTGCTGTCGAGCGCTGGCTCGGATACGGCCAGCCGTCACAGCCTGTTAAGCGATACACCCGTGGGGGTTGTCAACCAAGAAACATGTTGATAAAAAACTGCTGTCCTTTCCCCGTCACTTTCGGAGTCTTGTTCACCGTAACATGCCCATCTGCATGTGTAATGCTGGTTTCCTTGATTTCAAACAGCCCCAACTCCATGGAGCGCTGTGTAGGCATGTTATAATCCGTGCCCTCTCTGCGGATCAGATATCCGTTGTTCCGCATCCAGTCAAAGAGACGGTTCTGCCCAGTGTCCACCCCATTCTGCTTGAGGAGCTTTGCCAGCTCTCCAACCAGTATGGATGTATTGGAGGCAGCCACGGAGTCCGCAAACAGCACCTTTGGCCGGTTGGCCTCTCTCTCCGCCTCCAAAACTTTTCGCTTCTCCCGCTCCTCCTTTAGAGCAGAAAACGCCTGGATTGCGAGGTCAGGATTTTCGATCAGCTGGTCAACCGCGTATAGGCCATGTCTGCGGATGCTTGGCAGCACCTCCGCCGTGACCCACCGGCGGAACTTCTTCGCCCCCGGTAGTTTACTGGACAGCACCAGGGCATATAGGCCAGACTCATTGATGATAGTCATATTTCTGGACTGGCTGCCGTCGTGAATCCCGACGGCAGCTTTATCTTCGTCATCAACGTGTCGATCGAGCGCATCCCGTGGGTTGCTGTACCCCAGCGCCTGGGCCACGTCCTTGCCCACCAGCCAGGGCTCTCCGCCTACTTCAACCGTCCGGATCGCCCCAAATTCAGGGTTTTCAAAGAGCTTCATTTCGTTCATGTGAGAGGTCTCCTTTCGATTTGATTGGAGAGGCGGCGGGGGAATATCCCGCCATGCGTTTCCTCTCATTGGTGTCACCCCCGTCTCCTGCAACTGCGGGGCGGCAAATATTTTATGCTAATATTAGCATTTTCTTGTTGACAATATGCCAATATTAGCGTATAATAGAATCATCAAGAGGGGGCCAACCCCAGGAGGTCATTACGATGAAGGTTACCGATGAAATGATCCGCAGAGTAAAGGAACTCGCTGACGAACTGTTTTACGACTATGAAGTCGTTGGTATCCGTGTCCAGGAAGTCCCTTTTTCCCTCGGTGAAATGGATCATTGCTCCCACATTTGGGATGATGGAGAGGACACCGGCGAAGAACTCCCCGGAGTATCCGTTATCCGTTCTGACGAAGCTGAACTTGCGAAAGATTATTTCGGCGATTATGTTGCCGTAGTAGCCGGGAACTCTTACACTTATGGCGAAGATCCTGGCGAGATCGTAATTGCGGACGCTGTTGTTGTGGAGGTGCTCGCATGAGGCGTAAGTATGGTGACTGCCAGCGGGCAGACGGCGACTGCACCGCCTGTTCCCTGGTCAACTATGGGCGCGACTGCCATAACAACCCCATCACCAATCTGGAGTGGTACCGCCGGGCGGCGGGCCTCAGCCAAAAGGAGCTGTCGGAGGCATCCAGCGTCAATATCCGCCAAATCCAGCGAGTCGAGCTGGGAGAGGCAGAGGCCGGAAACCTCACCGCCAAGAACCTGTTAGCAATCGCTGACGCGCTTGGCGTGGAGTTGAGGAGGTTGCTCTGATGGCTGTTGTTGTAAAGCCCCGTACCTGCCGCCAGTGTGGCGCTGTCTTTGATGGCGGCCCCCGCGCATGGTATTGCCCGGCCTGCCGCTTAGTACGGAGTAGAGAAGCAGACGCGAGGCGGAGAAAAAAGGGCCGAAAGGCCGACCGCCCTCTCGGTAGTATCGATAAATGCACCGTCTGCGGGAAAGAGTATGTGGTAAAGTCAGGCAGGCAAAAGTATTGCCCCGACTGCGCCTATGAGGCCGTCCGTAAGGTGGATCGCCCGGCCTCACGGGCTTGGAACCAAGCCAACAAGGAAACTTACTACCCAACCAGGAATGAAAAGCGCCGAAAAGACCGCGCGGAGAATCCAGAGCTGGTTCGGGCAAAAGAACGAGCTGCCCGCGCCAAAAGAAAATCTAAAACATAACCATCCTTCCGCCCCTTCGGGGGCGGTTTTTATTTGCGCTGTCCCACTTAGATTGTCACACCAGTACTAATTCCGGTAGTTTTCAGCGGGATAGCGCCGGGGCAGGTCATAGCTGCCACCGCTTTTTTAGCTCCGCCCCCATGACAGGCGGCTCGCGTCTTACTCTTCCCAGCGCCTAGACGCTCCGGCAATCTGGTGTAGTGTCTTTCCACCGTCATTCGCCGCATGGAGGGCGCGACCCTCCGCCCAGTTTATCGGGTGGTTTTCAGCCTGCGGCATATTGCACACGGAGGGGGGTGGCGGCAGATCACCGACGCCACCCCCGCCATGTGAAGGAGGAAGGGGGATGAAAGAAAATGGGAGCGCGGGGGCACACGCTCCCACACTCCCATTTTCGCATATACCATGCTCTCCGATTCCCTCATGAGGGAATCACAGCAACTTTTTCTGTGAAATAATGAAAAGTTACATTGCATTTGGGTCGTTTGTTCTCCCGAGCAGGTAATCCACAGATACATTGAAATGGTCTGCGATTTTTACAACAGATACTATTTCAGGAATCACTCCATCCCGCTCATATCTCAAAATTGAGTTCTTGCTAATGCCACATAGCTCCGCGAGAACACAGGGCTGTGTCCCTTCCTTCTCCCTCAACTTCTTCAATCTCTCCCGGAACTCGTTCAAGTGATATCCCTCCTCATGCTGTCCGCCCTCCCCATCGTGGATTGAGCCGATGACCTCAGCCCCTTCTCCCAAAAGATAAGAAATCGAACCTCCATATTCATAGCCATAGCTCTCTGGGAAATTGCAATACAGAGCATAAAAACCAACATATTCGTTAAGGGTGTTCATTTCGGGGTTGAACTCCCCATACAAAACTCGACAAAAACCCTTTCTACCACTAATTTTTGACTGATAAGAAAGTATATCCCCCTCAAAAATTTTCTTCCCGTTCTTGTCGGTCAGGCCGGTGTACTGGCAGAGCGTGGAAGGGTCGACCTCAAGGCAATTTACAGTAGAAAAAAGAGACTCGCCCTTCTTGTAAAGCACAGCACTCTCAGATGGTAAAATCGATCGCCCTCCATCTGCAAACGAAATCAAGCTACCTTTCACCCACTCTCCATTATCCAGCCGCTTGGCTTTGAAAAGGATTTCTCTGGTCATTGGGCACCTCCGATGATCTCGTCAAGCTTAACGCACAGGCCGAGGGGCAGAGATGGAAACAAGTCACTGTTGATGTTTGTAATATGCCCACCATGGTCGTTGCTTAGGGCAAGCGCACAAGCATTCATTCGAGCCAGATCGCTAGCTTCGGGGAACAGTTTTTTCGCCGCTTTTGCAAGTTCCACCTCCTGCTGCGTCCAGCGGGGCTTGCGGATGATGCGGTCGGGTTGGTTAATAATTACAGCCAAATCATCCTCATTGTAGCAAGGGTTCCAGAGATCTCCCGTCTTATAATATCGCTTCCCGTCTGCTCCAATTTTGAAGGTGCTTCTATTTACCTGATTTGCGCCGAAATCGTATGTAAATTCTTCGTTTACCTCAACCCCCAGCACCTTGCAAATTCTAGGCTTGTCCATGTTGGCCCCCCTCCTTGATTTTCAGGTACTTTTCGATGGCTTCCTCCCCGCCGCTTGAAAACAAATCCTTGTCAATCGACATTTTTCCGTTCTTCACCCATTCGGAATACCCCGGAAGCTTCTGAATGTCCTCGTAAAAATTAGACAGGTAAAACCATCTTTCGCAAACGGAGCAATCATTATAAGTCCGTCCTCTTACCCGTTGTAATTGCTCCTCATCATAGCAACGACGCAGCATATCAAACCAAAGAGCGTATACTCGCTTATTCTCTTTGGATGTCGTCCAGCCAGTTGGCATATCATTTATTCCGCCGTACTTATTCCTTGCCATTATCGTCCTCCCGCATCAAAGCGCCGCAGTTGGGGCAGTACGTTAGCCTGTAAGGCTGGCTATACGCAATGTGGTTACAAGCAGAACACAAAAAATGATATGTTCCATAACTTTTCCCGCAAGAACAGCATGCATTATACTTTACGGGTTCCCACTTCCCATGCCGCACCGGGGCAACGTCGGCGGCGGGGAGCCCCTCAAAGTCCGAAACAACAGAGGCACATGATTCGTCTGCGAAAAGCCATAGCAGATTGATAGCATCCGCCTTCTCGATGTACTCCTTCATTCCTCCGCCTCCCACTGTTTCTTCATGTCTTCGTATAACTCTTCCATCTTTCGATTCCACCCCTTGAGCTTCCACAGGACAAGCAGGCCAAGCGCCATCCACTCCACAGCAGCTATGATCGTCAGGATATCAGCCATCCTGCTCCCTCCGTAGTGCGGACTCGGCAGCGTTGCGGGTTAAATAGACCTCAATTTCTTTTGTTCTGGCGTGCCGTTTCTGGCAGATATCGCAATAAAAGCTATCCACGATGTACGCTTTTATTTTTCCGTCTTTGTCCGTCTGGGCCAGTTCGCGGAGGCGGTCAGGCGTTATGCCAAGGGCTTGCCCAGCCAACTTCAAAATAGTATCCTCACTAAATGCTCGTTTGAAGTCCTCCGGCTCCAAGCCAGCCTCCTCATAGGCTGCGAGGCGGTCAACGTGCGGCCCGTAATCTTCTCTTCCTTCGGCATCGATAGCTACAAACCATTTTCCACCACCATGCCCATTGTCACACCAGTATGTCAGTCTCTCCATGCTCACCCCTCCTCCGGGCCTTGCCACCAGTAACAACTCTCGCCTTGACATGGGACGTCCATGCAGTGAGTGCAAATGGCCTCTCTTGCTTCGCCGTATTTTTGCTTCACCTGCTCCAGATTTTGCTTGTCCAATCTTAGGCCGAAAACCTCACCCTTGAGTTTTTCGATTTCCTCCGGCTCCAGACCAGTGTCCTCGTAGGCGGCGAGGCGGTCACAGACATCTTTATTCATTTGTCCATATAGGTGGGGCTTGAAACACGCCCTGCCATCGGCTGATCTTCTGGTCAACCGTTCCATGTCAGTCCTCCTTTTGGCCGTCCCACTTCCATGCGGGGCAAAGTTTGTGCAGGTCCTCTACTGCCGCATCCCTCTCCCGCTTCACCTGCTCCAGCTCGGCCCGTAGCTCCTTGTTTTCGGCCTGGAGCGTGGAGAGGGTGCTCCGTACTTTCTCCACCACGGTTCTCATGTTCTGCATTGTGTGGTCGTCCCAGCTGGTTATCCAGCGCAGGAACCGCTTCTCTCTCTCCGTCAACTCTACACCCCGTAAAATGTCCTCAAATTCCGCTGGGATTTTCATTATTTTTTCCCCTTTCCGGCGGCCCATCAAAGGCCGTCCAGTATTGGCCGTACAGTTCCAGGCTAAACGGTTTGATATGCTTGCAGTACAGGTATCCATCCCTGCACCCCTCTGCAATCTCCAGGCCGCCCCATTGGAGCTGGGCTATCCCTGCTCCCTCAATGTAGATTGCGGTCTCCTGGGTGATGGATTCTAGCTCCTGGCGGGTATATTGGTGTCTCATGGCGATACCTCCGGTGGGCGGTGCTTATACAACAGCAGGTTTTGTACTCCCTCCGTAGTATCCGCACAATGGGCCGGGTATCTGGCAGCCACTCCACCAATGTCATACAGCGCCTCAGTGTGCCCGATATACGTTTTGTCTTCGTTGTAGAGTGCCCAAACAATTTCCAGATACCACCCGACCTGATAGGCGGGTTCACATTGCTTCGGGTTTACATTGTGGCTTCCGTACCGGATAGCGTACATAAAAAATTTGTCAGCAGCCACGGTGTCACCTGCATACAGAGGTGCGCCATACTTATCGACCAGTCCAAGCGTCAGCGGCTCGTTCGGCGGGGTGAGGGTGGGCATATGCTCAACGCAGTACATTACCCGTCCCATCAATGCCTTTTGTGCATCGGATTTTGCCAGTTTATTTGCAATATTTGCAATCTCCAACTCGAGTAGCTCTCCATCAATCGCCCTTTCCATCTTTCAGCGCCTCCTTAACCATGCGTGGGCTTCCCTTTGTGGGGATTTCTTGCGTTGGCAATAAAAGCATCCATAATAAGCGTGAGACGATTATGTTTGACTTCGCCATTTCCATCGACGTAAAAGTTTTTCATGCTCCACCGCTGGAGTTCTTGACCAAATGGATAATCTACCACGATATCCTGACCAATCAGGGCAATAAATTCAGGTCTGGTCATCTTTCGGCACCTCCAATCTCTTCAGCACCATGTCCACGGCCTCGTCCGTCATGGGAGCGCCGCAGTTAGGACAAAATGGTGTTCTACTCCAAAAATAGCTTATTGGATACCCACACTTTGAGCATTTACACATTTGCTCCACCTCTTTGTTGGTGTTTATCCATTCTCCCCGCACCCGCTCCACCTGCTCCCGGCTGACGGGGCGGAGGGCGGAGAGGGCCATGTCAATAGCATCCCAATAAGACAGCCCATCTTCCCGGTAATCCCATTCCGGAGTCCTCTGCTGTATAGTTTTCAAGCACTTAATCGCTTCTTCCCGCGTCACGCTCATGGCTGGGCCTCCTCGTCCATGTACTTTTTCCGATATGCGCACTCCCAGCACTTCAACGCCTTCTCTCGCTTCACCGTATCCCAGCGGAGCACGTCGGCTTTGTAAACCTCAAAGTCTTGCTTGTTTCGCAAATACTCCATCGTGTTCCTTGCACAAGCAGAAATTTTTGACCACATAATTTGGATATAGTACACAATCATGACCACCACGGAAAACGCCCCAGCGATAATGACTACCAGCGATGCAATCCCCATAGCATACAAAATCAGCGTGTTCATTTCATCCCCTCCAGCAGCTCCATCTCCTTCGCGCTCAGAATCGGCGCGCGGGTGTTCCAGGCCAGGCGGGCGGAAGCTTCTGCCCACTTCTTTTTCAATGCCCACCGTCTCAGTTCCATCCAGCAATCCCGGCATTTAATTGACGCCAAATATCCCATATCCCCAGACGGGACTCCGCGCTTTTCAAAACAAACCATGCCGGCTTTTCCGCCACACATACACGGCAGCAGCACTCCCGCATCCGTCAGTCGCTTGGCTGCCTCTTTATTGCCAAGCAGGGCTAATTTGATATCATCCACCACAGATACCTCCCCATTGTTCGGCCATCGCCTTTGCCAATCCAGGAAACGTCTTGGCTCTGTTTTTCTGACGGTCTTTCCCGCCTCGCATAAACCACGTACCGGCCTCATGGCAGCCGCACTCCGGGTCTACGATGTCTGTCGGTTCCAATGGCGGCAGACCCTTCAGCCACAGACGGGTCTTTTTCTGTACTGGATGCCCGAACATCCAGGGCTGCACCTCCTGGCTGTGCGGCGGCATTTCATAAATTCTGCTTGATACTGGATTTTCAACACAGATTTTCGGGCAGTCCGCGTCCAGAAATTTCAGAAAAAACTCCTTTGCCTCCAAACCTTTCTGGTATCGCTCCTGATTGAGGATGCCGCCGCGAAACAGGTGCTTAGCACCAGCGTTTGACAAGTATGTACAGGGTGGAAACGCCAGAATCATATCCCACTGTATTTTCAGCAACTCCAGCGCGTCACATCTCAGATGCCACTCCGGATGCCCCCCGCTGCACGGCTCAATGTCGCAGCTGTACGCCTCATGCCCCAGCGCCCGGAACGCTTTGCAGACTTCCTGCGACTCCTCACAGGCCACCAACACCCTCATAGCTTAGCCGCCTCTCTATCGCCCAACAGGGCGCGCGTCTTATCGTCCATCGTTCGGTTCCTCCTTTATCAGCGGCCATTGAGAAATGCCATCCTGGCTTGCGGAGACCTACTGTTTGATGGCAGGTGGCCTCCCGTTTGGATTCGGCGGGGTGCGTTGAACTGTCTTTTTCTCTGTGCAGCGTGCGCCCGGCGGGCAGATCAAAGAGCGTGCATGCCCGGTACAGCCTATGTAGTCGCAGCAGTACAGCCCGGCGGTGATATAGCACCTGTAGATGCAGTTAGCACAGTGCTTGTCCATGCCCTACACTTCCACCACATGGATTCCGCGCCCGGCCATGAGCTTTTTCTTTAGCTCATATTCCTTGGTTCTGAAGCCCTTCACATCTTCCACCACAGGCAGCCAGTGGACGGCGCCCGTGCAATCCGGCTCTGTAGGCCGCTCATATGCAAAGTCGGCCCGGTACTTGATGGCCCGAACACGCTCGCCCAGCGGTGTCGTGAACGCCTCCTGGAGTGTGAACTCCGGCTGGAGCTTCAGATCCCGAATCTCTCCGGCACAAAGCCGAAGCATGAGCTGGTCATACCGTGCGGCCTCTTTCTGACTATCGAAAGTGATGCCATTTCGCACCGCCTTCTTGTTGCCGTATTTATTCACAGGGCAAGGCCCCTTTCGTCGAGAATGTCCATCCAGGCCTCCCAGGTCAGCCCTGCCTTTTTTGCATCTTCCCAAGTGCCTGGAACCCCGGCCGCTCTACACTGACGGCGCAGCTCCTGCCACCGCTCCCGAAGGGCTTCCACCGCAGGATCTATGTAACGGGCAGTTGGAGCCGGAGTCGGAAAATTCTGTGTTTTGGGGAGCTCTGGCTGTGGGCAGCGTGAGGAGATGTCGGTCGGGTCAGGCCAGTATTTTTGTGTCCGAAAATAGCTCACCACCGCCTCCCGCACATCGTCCACAGAGTAAGGGGCCAGCGTCAGCGCCCAAACAGCCCGCAAAGCATTGTCCCTGAGGCGAGGGTCTTTAGGCCGGTAGAAAGCAAATAGCTCGAACAGCTTGTCCGTGTCCTCACGGGTCAAAATATCACGTCCTTCCTGTACTTCTACCGGAAGTCTACCGATAGAAGCCTTCTTCTCCTCCAAATTACCGCCATTCTCTCATGAGAAGGAGGAGGAACGGGGGGATAATAGGGGGATAGAGATAGGGGGTGTGGGGGAAAGAG